CGCGACCGATACAAGATAGATTGTTGGAAATGCGGATATGACCGCGCCCTCGCCGGATATTGGGTTGATGAAATGACCGCGAACGGCTTTACAATGGAAAAAGTCATACAAGGTACGTTCACTTTTTCGCAGCCTATGCGCGAAATGGGCGCCGCGTTCGAGGACAAGATCGTTAATTACAACAATAACCCGATCTTGAAATGGTGTTTATCTAACACCGCAAAGAAAGAAATAGGCATATCAAACATAATGCCCGATAAGATAAGCGCGAAACGCCGTATTGACGGCATGGTATCGCTACTTAACGCGTGGGTTGTTTATGTTCGTGATTTTGAAGATTATATGTATAACGTTGGGTAGGTGAAGCAATGCGAAAGCGCGGACTTTTTCAAACTATATTCGGCAAGGATAAGACGATACAGACCGCAACACAATACACCTTGCTAAATACGACGCAAACAACGTTCGTGCCATTCTCGGGCAACGCCTACGACATTAACACCGTCCGGGCGTCGGTTGACGCGTTCGCAAGACGTGCGGCAAAGGTCAAGCCGCGCCATATCAGACGCAGCGACGTTGATTTTATCAACGTATCGAAAAGCCGATACAATAGGCTGCTGCAATTCAGACCAAACCCGTACACGTCGGCATATAAGTTTTATTACCGCATAGCAACGCAATACAAGATATACAACAACGCTTTTGTATATCCCGTATGGAACACTATAACGGGTGAGCTTGAAGCACTCTACAACGTCAACGCCTATGCAATAGAGCTTGTAAGCGTCGGCGGGGAACTGTTTTGCAAAATGCGTTTTTCAACGGGCAATGTCTACACTTGCCCGTATGCCGATCTAATTCATATAAGCAGGCATAACAACAATAACGACATATTCGGCGACAGCAACAAGCCGATCACGCCCGTACTGCAAACGGCTGACACGTTTAATCAGAGCATGGGGAAACTTGCCGAGCTTGTTTCGGTAATACGCGGCATACTGAAAGTTGCGTCCAGTACCAAAGCCGAGGACTTAAACCGCCGCCGTGATGAATTTATCCGCGATAACTTGCGAATGGAAAACAACGGCGCGGGCGTTATTGTTACCGACAATAAGTACGAATACACGCCGATAAACGACAAGCAAACGCCGATACCGACAGGGCAGCTTGAATATGTCAAGGGCGAAATATACGACTATTTCGGCGTGAATGAGGCTATTGTGCAGAACAAGGAAAGCCCCGAACAGGCAAGCGCGTTTTATAACGGCGAGATCGCGCCGTTTTACGAACAGCTATCACAAGCATTTACAAACGCGCTTTTTTCCGGGCGCGAATTCGGTTACGGAAACGAAATAATATTCGAGGGCAACAGCTTGCAGAACGAAAAGCTATCCGACAAAACCGCCGCTTTGAAATTTCTTGCGGATATTGGCGCGGTTACGGTTGACAATGTGCTGCTTGCTTACAATATGTCGCCGCTGGGCGGAGCAGAGGGCGCAAGGCGTGTTCAAACGTTGAACATGGTGAACGCTGATCGAGCCGACGAATACCAGTTAGGCGACACAAGCGACAAAGCCCCGCAAGATAGCGGAGAAGAAACGGAGGGAGAGGGAAATGACAATGCCATTTAAGCCAAATCAAAGAGAATACCGCGCATTTGCAAACGTTGAAGCATTGCCGAACGACGCCGCCGCGCCCGCCTATCAGGTCAAGGGGCGTGCAGTTGTCTTTGATAGTCCGACGTGCCTTTTTGAAATGGACGGTATAAAGTATTACGAGGTCATAGACCGCAACGCGTTCATAAATTGCGATATGTCCGACGTGATTATGAATTATAATCACAGTGGCAAGGTTGTTGCAAGGCTGAAAAACAAGACCCTTAAACTTGATTTTAGCAACGGCGGGCTTGATATAACCGCCGATCTATCCGGCACGGAAGAGGGGCGCAAGCTCTACGAAGAAATACGCGGCGGATATATTGACAAAATGTCTTTTGCTTTTACGGTTGTCGAGCCCGACGGCGAGGAGTACGACCCGGAAACACACACCCGTAAAGTAACAAGAATAAAAAAGCTATACGACGTTTCGGCGGTTGATATACCCGCGTATGAGGAAACGTCGCTAACGGCGCGAAAGTCTTTTGAAGCGGAGCGCGCAAAGGACTTTGAACGGCTGGAGTACGAACGTCGCCGCAAGCAGCTTATAGCAATGACACTTATTTAACAGGAGGTAGAAACCATGTTTGAAAAGAGAAAAGGCGAAATTTCTCGCCGCAAGGCAGAAATCAGACGTATGCTTGAAAGCGGCAAGGACGACGCAGGCAACGCTATTGACCTCGACGCACTGACGACAGAGATCAACGCACTTAACGACGAACTCGCAGACCTTGAAAGGCGCGAAAACGCTATCAAGGGTATGGGCGGCACAGCGGCAGCAGCAACAAATGCGCCCACTGCAATTGCTAATCCTATCACCGAAAACGGCAGCGCCGAGCCGCCTGCACCCGTGCCCGAGGGGCGTGCGATACTTGCAACCCCCGAATATAGGAGCGCGTTTGCAAAGATGTTTCTCCGCCGGGCAATGACCCCCGCAGAGCAGCGCGCACTCGACACGGCGGTTACTACGACCGCAACACAGTATACCGCACCGACCGCAGGCGTTGACGGTGTTAATAACGGCGGTCTGTTTATCCCGACTGATATTAACCTCTCGCTTATGGAGCGTATCGGACTTGTAAGCCCCATTTTCAAGGACATTCACAAGACCAGCGTTCCCGGGCTGCTTAATTTCCCTTACCGTAAGACCGTATCAAAGGCAAAGAACGTAAAGGAAAGCACCAAAACCCCCGAAATGTCCGTTGAATGGGCTAACCTCACCCTCGCACTATCCGAGATCGCGGCAACTATTGCCGTATCTTGGCGGCTCAAAGCTATGGCGATCAACGAATTTTTCAACTATCTGCTTGACGAACTTTCGGAGCAGATAGAAGAAAAGAGCATTAACGAGGTTATCTACGGACTCGGCGGAACGGCTGACCCCGGGCAGATGAAAGGCATTACCGCCGACGCGGTATCGTATCAGTACGAGGGTACAGCCCTTGACGGTATCGGCGTTGCGCTGGGTAAGTTTACCGACAAGCGCCACAAGGTAGGCGCAAAGATTTACGTTTCTCCGTCCATTATGGAGGAAATCGCGTTTACAAAGAACACAGTCGGCGACTACATTCACAATCCTATCAACGGCGTGGGTGTAAACAGCGTTGCAGGCTACAAGGTAGAGTCTGACCCCTACCTCAACGACGGTGATTTCATTATCGGCAATATCAGCAGATTTTACCGCATGAATGAGCACGAAGCACTTAGCCTCGCAATTGACACCAGCGGCAAGACCCGCCGCGACGATTACACCGCTTGGGGACTTTGGAGCGGCGCGCTCCAGCCCGGCACGGTCATTTACGGCAAGAAGAAAACGACGACCTAAAGTAAAGGGGGGCGTTGTCCTATGTCTGATATATCCGAACGCTATGTATTAAGTATGCGGGCGGCGCTCCGTATCAATCACCCGAAATTTGACGATGAAATAGCCGACCTTATAGCCGCCGCCCGTGCCGACCTGCACGACCTCGGCGGCATAAAGGCGAAAAAGGTCAATGACGAAGCCGACCCGCTTATTAAGCGGGCTATTACGGCATACGTCAAGGCAGATTTTGGACTTGATAACGGCGACGCGGAAAGATACCGCGAAAGTTACGAAATGCTTAAACGGCATTTAATGTTGTCGGACGAATACAAGGACACCGAAAGCGGGTGATTGTGTGTATTGGCGCGATATAGGTTACTTATGCAAGCCGATAAAAAAACTTGACGCAATGCGGCGCACCACAAAGGCGGGATATGACCGCCGCGAGGTTTACTGCAATGAAAAAGGCGTCAAGCGCAATGAATTCTATCAAGCAGCAACAGCAGGCGTAAAGCCCGAGCTATGCATTGAGATCAAAGCGGAAGAATATCAGCGCGAGGAATATTTTGAATTTGGCGGCGTGATGTATCGCGTTGTTCGTACATATCCCGTCAAAAACGAAAACCTCGAGCTTATATTAACAACGTTGGTGAAAGAAGATGTCTAAAAAATCGGGCATAACGTTTGTTGACACCTCGCCGGAGGTCAAAAAGACAATGGCGGGGCTTGCAAAATCCGCTTTGCGCGCAAGTGGTAAAGTCATACGAAAGCACGTCCGCGACGACGTGCCTATGCGCACAAAGAACATAAAAAACCATATAGCCTCGTGGGTATTTATCGACTACAAGACGGGACAACCGCAAATGCAAGTCGGGTTTTACGGCTGGCAAAAGGTGAGAAA